AGATAACCGGGCATGACATCCCGCACAGATCAGGAACACGAAGTCGACTCCCTCATGCGATGCAGGGAAAACGGACCCGGGTGAGCGGATCGGAAGGCGGCAGTGTGGGCAGTGTTTCATGTGTAGTGGGTGTCAGGCGCGATGCGGCGACCAAGCCGGCGGTCCTTGCAGATTCCGCGCGCCAGACGGTGTTGATTGCAGCGTGCAGCTTTGCCCCATCGGCAAGCGTTCATTGCTGCGGCCCGCGTCGTCTACGCGGGATGATGATTTGCCATAGTTGAAAGGTGCGCCGATGGCGCTGACTGGTGCGGCTATGGCGAATCTATCTCGCCGCACCAGTCATTCACCCTTGCGGGTATTAGGAGGTCAAAGCGTCCAGCATTGCCGAGAAGCTCTCCGGGTGGCGGACGCCGATATCGACGTCCTGGAAGGCGACCACGCGGACAGCGCCGCTAGAGCTATGCGTGTACGGATCAACCATCAAATCCAGGGTGCCCCACATGCCAATCAACAGATCGTTCCAGTTACCGAAAACGATCGCGGAACAGACGCCGGATGCGGTGCCCTTGGTCAGGTTGGACGGGACGTTGGAGGAAACGGCGGCACGGTAGCCACGCAGGGGATTCGGTTGGTCGGCCCAGACAAAATTCCCGGTGGTGCCGCCCGAGACTTTCTCGGTTTGCAGCAGCTTGCCGCGAACTTGCGGAGTCGTCAGATAGCCCAGCGCGCCGATATCTGCATTAGCGACCACGATGTCGGTTTCCAGTTCGATGATATGTGCCCAGGTGGGTGCAAGTCCATTGGTGCCACCGACGACGGAGCCGATACCGGAGGTGCCCAAAATGCCCAGCGGTTGATTGCTCAAGCCGGTGCCTTGAATCGCGGCCAAGTCGATTGCGTTCGCCAAGGTTGCCGCCAGGTCGTTGCGCACCAGACCTTCGATATCAATCGAGGATTGAATCAAAAGCTTGCGGGACAAATCCACAAATCCGGTGACTGATTTAGGCGTCAAGCTCACCTGGTCGAAACCAAGCATGCTCTCGGTTGCTGATCCGTTCTCAGCTACCCAATGCGCGGTGGCGCCAGATGTCTGGCGGGGAACAGCGACATTTCCGACCAAGCCATCGAGCACGCGGGCGCCCATAGCCATCACAGAGCTACGCTCGCGCAGCAGGTCGATAAAACTTGAGGCGAGCAGGTTGGTTGCGACCGTATGTCCGCCGTAACCAGCGGTGCCGACGGTCATATCACGTTGCAGGACTTCGCTCGGGATGAACAGTCCACGCGGATCGCGGCCAAGCTGGCGAGCAACTGCGCGGCTGGCTTCTATTTCGAAGCCGGCCTGGTCGCGGTAATTCGGGTCAGACAAGGCGCGGACGGCGCGAAGTATCGAGAAGTTGCGCGCTTCCTTTTGAGTCATGCCGATGGCGGCCAGGGCGGGAATCGGCGCCATTGAACGATGGTTGAGCAAGACGTCCTTGAAGGCGTCGACGTCGCGATTGCCGGAGCGGATGAAGTCGGCAGCGAGTTTTTCGCCACCACGGGCAGCATGAAGTTGGCCGATGGCAATGATTTCCTCGACCGGGTGCGCTACTTCCATATCGGATGCGGCGGCGCGGCGCTGGCTGCGGGTCAGGTGGTCTTGTTGCTGGGTATTTAAGTCGGACATTTGTTTTCCTTTCGGGAAAGAATTGGAGCGATAGAAACCGGCGTTCGAATCGGCGGGCACAGAGACCACGCTGCATTCGTAGGGCATCCAGGAAAAGCGAATCTGGCGGGCGGCTTCGGATAGGTTTTGAAGCAGTTGGTAGCCGACGGACAGGTTGCGGACGATGCCGTTTTTGACGTCGGTCAGGATTTGTTGCGCAATCTCGCCAGACCCGAAGCGGGCCACGCCTTTCAGCGTCTTGCCTTCGATGCGTACGTTCTCGACTACGCCGACGTTCAACTGGTCGGAGTTGTGTTGCACGATCAACGGCAGCGGCGCGCGAGTCAGGTCGATATCGCCAGGCCGATGCGAAAGCACTTCCAGATAGTCGCCACGATCCACAGGCGCTTCTGACGAAAGCGTGCAGGGGATCGCGTCACCATCCGCATCAGCGGCGCGGAACTCGATTGCGCGGGTTTGAAAATCAGGCATGTGATGCCCTCCATTCACGGCCGGGCCACCAATGCAAAAGGCGAGCGACGGCCAGCGTTGAAAACAAGGTTTTCACGTTGACCAGTCGCCCGCCTTGGGACGCTCCCGCTGCATTCGAACACTTCCGCCACCGACGGCCGCCAAGCGCGAAGCAATTGAAGCGGTGGTGACGCAAGCGAACGCAGCTCACGCAAGGCACATTGTAGTCAAGATTCATCAATGTGCAAGCTTTTTCGTTGAACTCGCTTCGATCGTGCAGACATTGACCAGATCGAAGAATGTTTCACGTTCGATAGGCGTCCAGCAATTCCACACAGGGGCACCAGGTAGCAGCACAGCGCCCAGCTGCGCCGCTTCGTCGTACACCACGATCAGGCGGGCCGGGTTCCAGACCACGGCCGCTTGCAAGGCGGCGGCAGAGATTGCCGGGCTGGCTGGCACATGGATGATTTCGCCGGTCGGCAAACTGGCTTGAATAAATTCAGTCATGCGGTTTTCCTTTTTGAGAATTCGATTCCCCGCCCCCCGGTCGTGTGGAGGCGCTTCGCGCAGCTTCCAGGGCGGCGGCGTATTCGGGCAGGTCGGTTAATTCGGGCAGGTCATCAGGCAGCGCGTCGAGCGCGGACGGGTCGTCGGGTAGGCCGGCCAGGTCGTCGACCGGATCGCAGAGCGCGGCGGCGTCGGCTTCCAAGCGGCGAACCAGTTCGGCCCATTCAGCGGAATCGGCGCTGGTGCGGAATTCGGCTTCACGCACGCGCAGCAGATCCAGCGCTTTATCGAGCATGCAATCGACGTCATCGGCGTATGCCTTGTAATGGCGGATTGTTCCGGCGGCGTCGTCCAGTTGCGCTTGCACTGCCGCCACGCGCTCATCGGCTTCGGCGGCGGTGCGGCGCAGGCTTTGCACATCTTCGACGGCCTGGCGCAGCACGCGGGCGCGCAGCCGGCCGGGGTCAGTGTTGCGCAACACTTGCTGGACAGCGGCGGTCACATCCAGCCGGCCGTCGAGCGGGTTGATTGAAACGTGGCCTTTTTTGATCCACTGAGAAACGGTCTGTTTCGACACGCCCAGCAGGCGCGCGAATTCGGCCGGGTGGATGCGCACTTTCAGCAGTTCCGGCGCGTCGGCCAGAAATTGAAGTGACGAAGTTGTTTTTTCGGGGGTGTCAGAAACGGGATTTTTAGCGTTTGTCATTGGGTAAGCCTCGTTGTTGCGTGTGCTTGGGTGTTGCACTCTAAAAATTCAACGCGGTTCGGATTACCCTGGTTTGGAAGCTCTAAAAAGAACCTAACCATCTGGCATGAACCCAGGCCAGCAGCGGCTTCAGCCTCGGCGCGCGTCATGTCGCCGTCATGTTCCATGATCGCGGCGCGTTCCTCGCGGGCTTCCAGGTCATCGGCAATGGCGGGAAACACGGGAAACAATGGGAAACAGGGCTGTTTCCCGCAAAAATCGCCCGCCAGCCCGGGCTGGTACTGGGTTTCTCTCTCTCGGGAAACAAGGGAAACAGTAATATTTGGTTTCTCTGGTTTGCCGCGCTTCAAACTCGTATCAGGGGGCACGGGGGATAGGGGCTCATCCTTGGCAAAATCCGTGTGTAAATCCAATGTTTCACCCGACCCCCCTCTAAAACCTGTTTCCCGTGTTTCCCATGCCTCAAAAATCCCCGGCAGCCCGCTCTGTTGCTGGGTTTGTACCGGGAAACAAGGTTGTTTCCCATGCGGGAAACAAGCGGTTTCTTGTTTCCCGTCGATCAGCCCGGCAGCGGCGAAGATTTCGTCTAGGTCAAGCATTTTTCATCTCCTCATCGCGGGTATCGCCGAGCAGATCAAACAGACCAGGAACGGTGCGGTAACACTGACGGCGGCCCATGCCTGGCAAATATTCACGCCGATAGGCGCGAGTCTCAGGCGGTCGATTCCACTTTCCCGCAAGCAACACGCCACGCGCCAAGAGCACTTCCCCGGCCTTGGCTGGATCCATGCCACGGAAGATTTCATTCCAACCTTCGGGCGTGATGTAGAACTCTTGCTGCGGCGTTGAACCAGATCCATCTGCGTGCTGCACGTTGTCAGCGTCTTTGCTGTAGCCGACAGCTTCCGATTTCGATGGTGCGCGGTCGTCGGTGGCGCGCGCCCAAGGGATAAACCGCCCTTGCCAGTTGCGGCCGATGAAGTCGCGAAGGCGTTCCAGGATGCGCCTCTCCTCCAGGTTTTCAGCCCCGCCCCGATGGTTCAACCAGGCGTCGACACATTGACCGATTCCCCAGGTCGCGACGCCGGGTTGCCAGCCGGTCAAGCCGGCTTTCGTCGCCAACTCGCCCGCCACCGCCAGCAAGGCAAATCGACGAATAACCCGATGTACTTGTGATTCAGCGTCGGCGTGCTTTTCAACCAGCTTGTCCGCCATCGCGGCCACGGCGGCGGGCAGGTCACGGCCGATATCGTCGATGTTGCTGGTGATGTATTCCAGCCATGCAATGCCGACAGCGCCGTGATACGCGTCGCAGGCGGCGTTCAGGTGCAAGGCCATTGCCTTAGCGGTCTTGAATTCGTGCAGTTGCTCGAACACGCCCATATGCCGGCCGGCATCACTTGGCAAATCCACTTGCCGCACGGTCATGCCGGGATCGGACTTGATGCCGGATTGCTCAAGATAGTGGTTCGTCGCGAACTCGCCGGTCGAGAACCACAGCAACAGCCAGGTTAAACGCGCCCTCACGCTGGTGTCGTCACGCATCCGGGACTTGCCACCGTTGTTACCCAACATCATCACTGTCGGCTGCAAATCGCGTTCGGCGGCCTCGCGGATTTCGTCGAGCACCAGCAAGAAGTGATTGAACTTTGCCGCCTGGCCCTCGGTTGCGTTCGAGGTGTTGCGCCAGGTGGTCATGTACTCTTTCGGCCGGCCCCAGCCAGATGCGGCGACTTTGGCAAGTGTCGTCTTGCCGTCGCCAGAACTGCCCCACAGATGGATGCCGCCGCTTTCGCCAATCCCAGACAGCGGCAGCAGCGGCCCAGCAAAGGACAGACAGACGGCCAGAACCATGCGGCTATTGCCGACGGCATAGCGGCCGATGTGGTCACGCCAGGCGGCAGCCGTGCCGGATTCGCTGAACACCCCGGTGCGGTCTGCGCCCATGTAAAGAATGGGTTCCTCGCTGGCGCCGATGGTACGCGCGTGCAGCACATACGCCTTGTGAAACAGCCCGGTTTTATCGGTGGTGCGAGCGCGCGGCGCTTCATCGCATTTCGTCAGCAGGTACAGGCCCAGCAAGCCCCGGCGGCGCGGGTCGATCTTCAGACCGGCATCC